GTCGGTCGCCATGGAGAAATCAAGGGCATTGACATTGATACCGATAGAGCGTTCGGCGGTGACGGCGCCACTGCCGGTGCGACTCGGTTCAAGGTAGAACCCTGCCTCGAATTGCAACTGTGGCAACTCTCTCAAGATAGCTCGCAGGCGACCGAAGCAACTGCGACATTCGGTTTCAATCTCAGACTTGCAGACAGTGCATTGCATTAGAAGGCAGGCTCCTCACTTGTGGATGTGACTGTGGATAACTTCGACCAATACCAAGGCACCTCAGTTTCAAAGAGCCTGAACCCTTGGCAGGTATGGTCGGCGAGAATGACTCGGTCTTTGCTTGGATCGGCCCATCGGATTCTCTGAAGGCTTCTCTCGACGGCCTCAAAGGAGATGCGGGTGCGGTGTAGCTCGTAGGTCATCAGACCTGACAGGCGCTTGATGATTTCTTCCTCAATCGTCAATCGGTGGGTGTCAAGGTATCGGTCGAATCCCGCCCACGAGATACCTGCCCAAATCATCGCTTGGCAGCGTGAACAGTTGATTGGCTTGAAATCGGTCTTCATCTAATGCCCAAGGGTGACCGTTGCCCTGTTTCCCGTTCCCCCCTTATAGGGGGGAAACGGGGAAACAGTTGGCACGCTCGTGTCGGTGGTGTTTCCCGAAATAGTGGGAAACAGTTGGGAAACAGGGAAACAGTTACTCATTTGGACTCCAAGGCTTAACATCATTGGCAAAGAAGTCGGACTGATACCCGTAAAGATACTTCTGTCCATCTTTGCGATAGGTGACATGACCATTGCTCACAAGGCTTTCCATGACAAATTTCAGCTCGGCATCCTTCATTCCATGCCCTTCCTCTCGAAGGTGATCGGCAATTTGATTCCGACCCATCTCATATCCTGTCCGGCGCAACAAATCGCAGACGGCTTCCATTTTCTGCTCTCGTGTAGATACTTTGACAATTCCACCCGATATGGAAACCGAGATGCCGCCGTCAGGCAACGAGCGCAGGTTGGCGACGCCGACCGTCTTGGCATCAGGGCAGATGGCACGGACAAAGCCAGGACGATCCTTGGTGCAAGTAATGTCCAAGGCGCCGTCAATGCCTCTGCCAAATGGCATCGCCACCGACACCGCAAAGGCCGCGCCATCAATATCAGCACGCTTGGCCTGAGCGCCGATGGCGTAGTTGCCCCGATTGTCTTTGCTCTTGGTGACATGGTCAATGGTCAGAATGCCTGCTCCGCCTATCCTCAACGGCTTCAAGACCTTTTGTGAGAAGGTCGTGGCATCTTTGTTTTTCTCTAGGTCAAGTCCGAGCAGGTTCATCGCGGCATTGACGCCATCGACGACGATGAGTGTGGGTAGATAAGCCATAATCTCGGTGCGCATTACTTCACCGATTCCTTCACCCAATGGCTCATCAGGGTTTGCGTAACGGAACATTTTGAACTTATCCACAGGCACCTTAAGCGTCTTGAGGCGGTTGGTGATTGACCTTGCCGAGTCCTCAAAGTCTAAATAAAAGACGATGTTGTTCTTAAGTAATTCTTGGCGGATGGCCTCTAGCGCAATCCACGTCTTGCCTGATTCAGACTCACCAAAGATGGCATTGACCTTGCCTGCATAGAGAAGACAGTTGCCGTCCTCGCGTTTGAGCATTGATGGCGGGTTCTCGTCTTCAAGTTCAATCTCTTCAATTTGTTTCGGTATCCACGAGGACTCCACGACTTCGCCTTCTTCGTTATGAAGCTGAACAAGTGATGGCGAATGAACTTCGAGAGTTCCTAACTCTTGTCTGACCTCTCCGTAACCTTGAGTGCGTAAGGCGCGAGCAGAAGCAGTAAAGTCTCCGCCGTGTTCAATAAGAGTGAAGACTGCAAACTTTGAATAGGATCGCTCTGCTTCAAATTGTGTGCTAGTAGAAAAGACAAAGAACTTGTCATTGCCTGCATGATTAGTGGTGGCACTGACACCTTCATCTTTTCCTGGTCTGCGCCACGCAGTTACCTTGTCACGAGTGGTATAGACCTTTGACCATCCCAAGGGTTCAAGTATCTGTTCCCAACTCACCTTGGAGTTGTAGTCATCGCCAGGAGTTAGACCATCGGCTTTCGGCTTGATGTCTTCAGTTATTGCCTCGTGCTTGGGGATAGCGTCAAAGGTGACGAATAATTTGTGGAGTTGGTCGCGTTCGGCAACCGTCAATGTCGGGATGGACTTCGGCCCGCCAACGAGCATTGTCCACGCTCCGCCTGACGGATGGCAGGTGCCATTTGTCGGAGCGACAATGACAAAGCCACCTTCGCCGCGAGTTTCTGCTAAGACATCAATGCCGCCGTTTTCGCCAGGGCGCCTTGCAAGTTTCGTGTTGCCAGGAACTTCGCCATCTATGCGATAGAGCCAATGCAGACCGCCTGATGGTGTGACCTCGACATAGCCATTGTTAATCCGATTCCATACTTCTTGCAGACCGGCATTGGTCGCCATCTCTTTGAGATCGAGGTGCAACTTGTCGGCGACTGCCCGACCTTCTAGCTCCAACATCTCAAGGTTGCCACTGACTTTTCCGCAGATGACACCGACCCCTTCGGCATTAGAAAACCAAGTCAACAATTCTTCAGGGTTCGGTTGTCGCTCCTGATATTGCTTCCAATTCGATAGCGCCGGTCGCTTGCTTCCGTCCGTGGCAACAGGAACTGCACAGATGCCATTGGCAGCGAACTCAAGCGCCGTTCGTAAGATTTCCCCCGTCATTTCTCCCTTTCTTTTACTTCACAAGTCTGTCAATGATCCATTGGACAACTGGCACCGCCACCGCATTGCCCATTTGTTTATAGCGATGCGAATCGGCTTGGCCGTCTGTCCATCCATCAGGAAATCCCTGCAACCTTTCGCACTCTGTCGGTGTCAGGCGACGGACGACTGATTTTTCTATCACCATTCCGACATGGTCATTGCCTGCCTGACCTTTGCGGATTGTCTGTGAAGTTTCGCTGACGCTTTGATTGTAACTATCAAATGCCATCGCAACACCGTGACCACTAACTCGATCCAATGTGAACATTGGTTCTTCATCATCTGCGAAGCCTTTTCCTTGCGGCCCTGCATTATCACTGCGACCTATCACAGTTCCTTGTATCGCATACACATAAGGCACACGAGCTCCCCCTGTTCCCCAATATCGTGCCACTGTCGGACAATAATCTTCATAAATTCTCACATCTTCCACTCGCGTTGCTTCAAAGATGAAAAGAGTGTGAAAGTTGCTTGTTGCTAATGTGAAAGTTTTGTCAGTAGCTAACAATGCTCCCTTCCCCCCCCCGCTCTTTCCTTCTCTTTCTCTCATTACAATCACAACTGTCGCTCTTGTATCTCCACAATCAAAAGCATTCAATGTCGGCACGATCCCCCCCGCAACCCAAGTTTCGTCATCGTCGCTTGTCTGCGCTCGCTTACTCTTGACAAACCACATCAACAATCGCTTTGTTGTCTAGCAAATCATCAGCAGCAAGTCCTTTGTAATCACGAGCTGCAAGAGTTCCACTTATTGCTCGCTCGCCACTTGATTTAGCGCCTCTTGCAATGGTTGTGGCAGAACCTTTCCTCGGCGCGTTGCTCTTCTCAAGATACCTTGCGCGGCCTTCGGCGATAGCGAGTATTTCTTCAGGTGATCTCCCTGAGTCTCCAAGACATCCGACAATGAAGACTCGACGGCGTCGTTGGGGAACTCCGAAGTATTGAGCATCAAGCACCCGCCACGCGATGCGATACCCGCGCTCGACCAACGCTTCAATGACGACGGCCATATCTCTTCCGTTATTTGAGGAAAGAAGACCAGGCACGTTTTCGAGGATAAAAGTTTGCGTTCTTGTTTCGTCAAGGAGTCGGCAGATTTCCCAGAAAAGTCCACTACGCGATCCGGCCAACCCTGCTCGTTTTCCAGCAACGGAAAGGTCTTGGCAAGGAAATCCGCCGGTGATGATTCCGTCGGTGGGATTAAATCCTGCTGCTCGTAATTGTTCACCTGTTACCCCCTGAATGTCGCCGAATACTTCTGCATTCGGAAATTGTTTTCTCAATACATTTTGTGCGTGCTTATCCCATTCGACAGATGCGACAACTTTGACGCCTGCTCGCTCAAGAGCTAAATCAAAACCACCAACACCTGCAAACAGTGACACTGCCGTTGTCATATTGACCACCATCCCCTCAGCGTTCCCCCGAGTGGACAAATGTTCCAATCGGCCTTGCCATCTTCTATCCATTGCTTATGAAGTTGTCGTTGTAATGCAAAATCAGTTTCGTGCGTATCACGCCCGCAGTCAGGACATATCTCGACCGCAATTCGTTGATAAATATGGCGACACATTTGACTCCTGACTTTTGATTGAGTGCAGTGGCAAGAATCGAACTTGCCGATGAATGACCCCGTATCTCATCGCCCCCAGGCCCTGCTTTGGTCATCGGTGGAAAGGTAGGCACCAACGACCGGCATGACGACAGGCGGAGACGGAAGGAAAACCGCCTGTCACTCACAACTAGATTGGCTTCGCCCCTAATTGTGCCAAGAGCGCGGCAACTTCAGGCGTGATGCCACCTGTCGCTGCCACAGGTGCGGCCGCAGGTGTAGGTGTTGCCACGACAGGCGCAGGTGCGCTTGACAGATAGGCGTTCGCGGTGGCAATGGCATTGGCATCGCCTGTGGCATCAACCAAAATCCACGGAGCCGATTTGCCAGGCTTGGCAGCGCCTTGGCCGATGCGGGCAAGAACCTTCTGTCCAATTTTATTCTTCAGCGCATTGCGTAGAGCTACATTGAACCAAAGAAGTGATGAATGCGTTTGCTTAGTGTCAAGATCAATGACTTCAACCTCAACTGCCTCTGCTAGACCGTGAACAGTTTGTATTCCTGTCTTGTATTCGGTCGGTGTGATGATGAGCAAGTGTCCTGCAAGGTCTGCAACCTTGACGGATTCGCCCGTGTTATTTGATGGTGCTGCGAAGGTCATTCCCCCGTCTCCTTATCTACTTGTCGTGTGTTCATTTCGTTTTCTTCGTGCCATTTTTTCAGGTCGTTGATGGTTGGCTCCATCTCGTCGTCAAAGGCGATATAGACAATCTTTGCCTCGCCTCTGATTCCAAGAAGCCAACCCAAAATCTTGAGTGTGACCTCTTGAAACTTATTCATTGTCTCAACT